TTACAGAGAACAGCTTTTGGATGAACAAATAGCTTCTTTAATTAAAGAATGCTATCCTGATATTAAAGGTATTTCAGCAGGTCAGAAAACCTCAAGAGCAGTGAAGAAAATCTGTACACTTATAGGTATTACTTCTGATACCTATTCAGATTTTGAAAAGAGGTATGCCAAATATTCAGATGCAATCAATCCTCTTGACGTTGTTCGGCACACTATCCTGTCAGTTAATCCAGTTGATTATCTGTTGTCCTCCAATGGAAACAGCTGGTCTTCCTGCCACACATTGGATAAAAATAATCCTAATGGGTTCTCAGGTTGCCATTGTTCTGGAACAATGAGTTATCTTCTTGATGGAACTACAATGGTTTACTATCAGGTTGATAAAGAGTATGACGGCAACGATTTAGAGTTCGAGCCGAAAATCATCCGTCAGTTATTCCATTATAAAGATGGAATCCTTGTACAGGGAAGACTCTACCCTCAGTGCAATGATGGTAAAAACTCACTGTACACTCCAATTAGAGCACAGCTTCAGAAAATCATCGCTGATTGTTTAGTGGCTCCTAACCTTTGGAGAAAGAAAGGCGGCACCTCTGCTTGTTGCTCAGTTATTAATTCTGAAGGTACCCACTACAGAGATTATGAGTGCCAGAGTGAGTGCTCAGTAAGTAAAATTATCAAAATGATTCCCAAGGGAAGAGTAGATAATAGGCATATGACAGTTGGACATGATATCTACTGTGTAAAATGTGGAGATTGGCATGATATGGAAAGTACACTTCTTTGTGAAGATTGCTATGATAATTATGACTACAGCGGCTCTCGAAGATGCTGTGATTGCGGTGATCGCTATGACGAAGATGAAATGTACTGTATCAATGGAGAATGGTATTGTAGTGGTTGTTCCACTTATTGTGATCACTGCGGTGAAAGAGTACCTAATTCGAGTATTCATTATTACGGGGAGTTAGATGAGGACATCTGTGATGAATGTATCTCTGAAGATTTTTCCACTTGTGACTGTTGTGGAAAGTTAACTAACAATGATGATTTGACTTATATTGAATCTACAGATGAAAATGTTTGTGGCAGATGCTTAGAGAACAAATATGCATATGTAGATACTGAAGATGAGTATTATCCCATTGAAAAAGTAAATACTTGCGTATGTGGACAAACTTACTTAATTGAAGAAGGTGACAAAGGACTTTGTCCAGATTGTGTAGAAGAGGAGACCGGAGATGAGTAAAAATAAATATAAAATTACAGAATTAGAAGAGATTTTGAGAATGAAACAGATGACTTTAAAGAATCACCTGGAAGCTAAGTTAGAAGCAGCAGGTTATGAGCCGTCATCAGAGGATGGATTCCTCTATGCTAAGGGAACTTTCCCAGTACTCTTAGTTGCTCATATGGATACAGTACATGAAGAATGTGTCCAGAAAATCAAATACACTGGAGCAATCATGTCTTCTCCTCAAGGGATTGGGGGAGACGACCGGTGTGGCATCTACGCTATCTTACAGATTATTAAAGATTTCAAGTGTTCTGTATTAT